GGAACCAAGTTTTCTTGTTGTTTAATACTTCATTAGCTTTGCCTGTCTTGCTACATTTATCAAATATAGTATATGTTATTGCATCAAGCAAACTAGATTTACCACTTGTATTTGCAGCAAACAAACCGCAAACATCTGACAGGTTATCAAAATTTAAAACATTGCCTTCACCATATGAAAACATGTTATCAAATTCAAATGATATTGGATGCCATGTTGTATGACGTATTGATTCTACTGCCGGAAGTTTAGAATTAATGGTTCTGTTAATGTGACGTATTGCATCCACTTCAGCAGCCGTTGCTTGTGGAAAATTTGAATCAATATAATCTGATAAAAGTGTGTTTTGATATTCAACGTCTCGAACATTACCAATTGCTAAATTTTGTATGTTGCCTTGTTGTGCGCTGTTAATAGTTCTTTGAATTGTGATATCTTGTACATCATATTTCTTGCGGATAGTTGCAATCAATTTTTTCATATCCGCTGCACTAGTATCATTAAATTTAATACGGATCCTAGGTTTGCGTGGCATACGGTGTGGATGTGAAACAATCTTATCACCTTGAATCTCTAATGTAACGTAACCATAATCATTATCAATTTGAACAAACTCAGCAGTTCTTGCAGCAACGTCCCAAACTAAAATTCCATGATCTAATGCTTCTCCATGATTCTGTTGTATCAATGAACCCGGATATGCAATGCTTCGACGATCATCTAAGAATTGTGCTGGTTTATGAATATCTCCTAGCAATGTAATGTCATGTCCTCGAAATAAATCTATTGTAACATGATCATTTGAAATTTCATATCCGATATCAGTCTTTGCAGTATGAACAGCACCATGGTGAAGTGCAATTTTATATGAAGCTTCAAAATCTTCAGCTCGAACATAATCTGCCGGCGTCTTATCAACAGCCATATGATTCCATGTAATGCCTCCAAACTCAAACGTGCCATTTTCTTTAACGAAATGAATATTCGAATTACCTATAACATCTAGCACCGGGCTAACAGCATCTACACGGTGCATATTGTTCAAGTTCATATCATGGTTACCTAAAATAACAACGGTAGGCAGTGTGAATCCATTAAAAAAATCAACTAGCATTTGAACTAGTTCCGGTGACATATCTAATTTGCTATGAACAATATCTCCAGTAACAACTGCTATGCTACGTTCAGTTTTATGTTGATTGATATATGTAAATAGATTTTCAAATACATGACGATATTCAGTATGTCGTTTTAATGTACGAATATGTATGTCTGAAATATGAAATATCTTGTCAATTTGTTTTATGTCCATAGTAATCCCATTCTGAGCTCCATGATACGCTCAAAGGTTAAAATATCAGTATTTTCTATAATTTCTGTAATCTGTTTGAATCCTAATTCCGATGCATCTTGGTTTTGCAATTCAACGAAATATACATTTAATCCTTCGCCTATAAATCTTTCAGCAATATTCAATGCATTTTTTAATGCATCTGCATCCAAACAAATGTATATGTCTCGTACTCGTTCTTCAATGATTTTCTTTTGTAGAGCCGGTTGAATTATTTTACCGAACAAAGGAATTGCATTGCGTTTAACTGCAATTGCATCAAATGAACCTTCACAAAGTATTATAGGTTGTGACCAATTTATGAACATTTCAAACCCAATGATATCTTTTGATATTTTCGGATTCTTATGTTTTTGAGTATCTGCTTTGTAAAAGGCTCTACTAACAAAATAATTCAATTGGCCGGCAGCATCATAACTTGGTATGATAATTTTACCAGAATATTCGCCGGCTTCGCAATACCCTATTCGATATTTTAGAATATCAAAAATAGTTACACCACGTTTAGTTAAATAATGTATTGCATTGCGATAATCCGGTGTTGCCTTTTTCTTCCAGAGCGGAACATATTCTGCTGGTAGTTGTATGGTTTGTACGGGTTTCGATTCTGTTGAAGTATTTCTATACTTGCTAGATTCAATTATGCGATTAAGTTGTTCGAAACGTTCTTTAGGTAAATTTAATTGTTTGAATAATGAAGCAATACTTCTACCTTTTTTATCAGATATCCAACAATGCCAAGCATTTTCTCCGGCAGAAGTTGTATTGATATCAATTTCGAGTTTCGGTTTGTAGTGAGATTGAAATGGAGAGAAGAATGCTACGTTATTACCAGATGTAGGTTTTCCTTTACCTAATATAGATTCTAGTAATTGAAGCAATTTAAGATTCTTCATATTATTAATATATCGAAATTCTGTAAGGATTCCAATTAATTATTAATAATATTATATTATATGTTTGATACATACATTTCATTACTGATCAAACGATTTCATTACATTAACATTTCATTCAATCTATTAATTAAATAAATTTCATTAATATTCATGAATATATTAAAAATATTTTAAAAATCAAACCTTATTCGAAAAAACGTTTAACATTTATCGGACTTTCACCGGATTTCACACATTCAGTTAACCATTCTACAGGAATATCTTTTTTTGCTACATGCACAATACCCATCTTACGAGCTGCTTCTTCATATGTAGTTTTGCTAGTTTTTGATAGACGTTGGTTAGGATTTTGAAATACTATTCGTATGTCAATGCCTGGATTCGATGCTAATACATGTTTCATTTTTTGACGGTCTGCAGTTGTCCAACGTCCTTTTGTTTCTACAAACATGAACGTTCCATTGCGTTTTGTGAAAACAAAATCTGGAGTATATTTTGCTTTGCGCTCTGGTACTATATAATGTATGGTTTCTGTTTCATATTTCAAATCATATGGAGTAGATTTTATTTGTTCCGCAACAGTTTGTTCTAAACCAGATTTATAACCATACTTAAGTGCAATTGCTCGTTTTGAATTGCCAGAACTATGAAAGTGATTTTTACGCATAACTTAATCTAAATTTATTTTCACCAATCAACCATTACCATTTTGCCATTCCATCGCATAACATTGTCAGCACGGAAATCTAAATCTAAATCTAATTCTTCAATACCCGTACGTTGTATGTCTTGTTGCAATGCTCGTAAAAAATTAACTGTTTCTACATCAGTGTTTCTAGCTCCGTCAGCATCTAAATAATCAAAAATTGAAACTTCACCACCTTGTTCTCGAGCATATCTAGCATATCCAACCATGAATTCATTGATATGCATTTTATCTGCATTAGATAATTCATCTGCATTAGCCATTATAAACATGGATTCTTGTTCATTAACATAATATACCGGGATAAATGTTGTAAATTCAGTCCAACGTCCTACGATAACTGAAGCAACTTCAATTTCATCTCGTTCTTGTGTGATTTTAAAAACATTGTCTTCGCCATCAATTTCATAAACACGTCCATTATCTCCAGCTGCTAATAAACGAAACTGTTTTTGTTTGATTTTATCTAATAAACGATCTATATTATCTTCAGAAATTTCCCGGAGTAAAGATTTTAAACGTATCATGATATATTCCTATCTAAATCAATTCGCACTAATAAATTCATATCAACGTCTGTAAGTTTTCGTATTGGCTGAGCTAATTTGCCAACAGCTAACAATTGTCCGGATCCATCATATAATCCTACTGTAGTTACATATGGAGAAAATGTGCTACTACTAACAAATGATTTATATGTTTGATCATCATCTTGAGTTAAAGTTAAGTTAGATGACATATTAAAATCACCAGATCCTATTTTTGCAACCACATTCATTTCATATATTGTTTTAGTACTGCGATATGAAATTGTATAATCATTATTCATTAAAAAATTGAAACGATAATCTGGAGTAGATAGTACTACTATACCTTGCTTAGAAAATACATTTCCAACATGATTTGTTTGCATAAACGTCATATCAGTATCAATATCACTTAAATAACCAATTTCAGTTGCTGATAATGATTTATTGTAAATACGAATTTCATCCAATGTACCTGTCAGACCATATCCAGAATCATAACCTCCGATAAATAATGGATCTGCATTATCAATTCTAGCAGAAGCAGTAAATGGAGATAATGTATCAATCAACAACGTATTACTTGCAGATGCATGAAGTGTGCCATCAATCCATAATTCCATAACACTACCAGTTGTTTGACATACAACATGATGTTCTGCAGAATTTACAGTAATAGATGATGTAATCTGAGCCTTGAATTCAGTACTTCCAGCTACAGTAAAAACAATTTGATTTGATGTATCTAATTCAATTTTAAATGGATATTGTGGAGATAATGAACTAGTAGATTTTGTTAAAATGATTGTAGATTCACTACCAGTATTTTGTGCTTGAATAAAAAATGAAACGGCATAATCATGATTTCGATCATACAAACCATCTAATGTCGTTTTAATATAACCCGTGCCATCGAATTGAGCTTGATATCCATATATTCCTGCATTCGAATTATATTCAATCCCAGGAATATAAGTTACATTTGTAGAAGTATAAGTTATTCTAGATGTATCAAAATATTCATTGAACCCTTCATAAAATTTAACTTCAGATATAATTGATGCTGTTGGATATGCATCATAGATTAAATTTCCATAACGGTCTGAACTAATAGAAACAGAACCAGACGCACTACTACCATAAAAACTACTGCCATATTCTCCCACGCCATACACACTAGGACTTTGAAAATTACCAACAAATAAAAAAGATCCTGGTTTTATGCCTTCTCCGATTTTTATCTGCGGAAATGAAAAAATTGAAGCAGATTCATATAAATTTTTAGATGTTCTACTTAAATTAGTTGGACCAAATGTTTTTAATGGTTCTGTTTTATATTTGTAATAAAAATGGTTGATAGAAAAATATGTTACGGTTTGCAATGAACCATCAATATTAGCAGCATCATTATATGTTAAATTTGTTCCTAATGCAGGTAACGAGTTAGGATCAGAATATATACCTTGTAATGGAAGCATACTACTAGTAGAACTACCAGAAGTTATAGACCAATACTTGTATGTTTGAAATGCATTAACATTAACATCAGTAGCATCTATCTTCTTAAATACCGTTGGATAAATTCCATGATACGTATTTTGTTCTTTTATTTTAGTTTCTGCCATATAGTAAAAACCCTGCTACATTTAATATAAATATAACAGGGCTAAATTCGTGTATGATTTAGTAATCTAACTTAACTCGTATAAGAGCTTCTCTTTGGAAAGATTTAAGTAACGGTTTGCTTAATTTTGCAACTGCTAACAATTCTTGTCGGTCATTATATAATCCAACCGTCGTAATATATGTTTTAGGATCACCAATAAATGTTGATTGTGCAATTTGACCTACACTACCTGTTACATAAGATGGATTGTTAGAAAAATTATATTCAGCATTCTTAACACGAACGAAATAATGCGTGCTAGTTACTTTTTCTGAATTACGTGCTAAGAAACCATATGGATCACTTGTTGATGGATTTGTTACTAATGCAGATCCTGAAATTGAATGAAATAAAGCAAAATGATTATTACCTTCCGAACTAGAACCAGTATTAGTTTGGAAATTAAGTTGTTGATCTAACATCTTACCATCTAAAATCAATGTTCCATAATCTGGATATGCTAATCCATAATAAACTGGTGCAGTTGGATTATATACACCGCTATTAATAGAACCGGAAACAATATTATATATTTTACCAGAATCTCCAATTTTAGGTGCAGCTAATGAAGAATCATCAATAAGTGTTATGATTGCAGTTGAACTAGATACAGCAACACTGCCTGTCGCATTACTTGCTCTACCAGCTGCAATCTGACGTAATGGAATTTCAAAATTACCTGCATCTAAACGTTCTTTCATTCGATTACGTTTAAAATTAACAACATAAATATAATCAGTACTTCCCGATCCTGCTGTCGTAAAACGGGTGTCTGTCGGAGAAAGTAAAAGTTGTTTATACTGAGAATATATTGCTTTACTAGGAGAATCATTAAGTTGACCTTGAGAATCAGATCCACTACCTAATGCATGGCCGAATGCTAATGAATATTGAACAGCTGAACCTGTTAATGCTGGATCTTTATGAAGAACATCAACATAATATCTTCTTTGAGTGGTAGTTTGAGCCGATGATGTAAAGAATGTTTCTAAACTTGCAACATTATCAGACCATAACCCAGCAGTAACTACTTCTGTTTGATTTGAAATAACATCATTTGCTATATCAAATTTTGTAAATGTTCGACCGTTTCTAGCTAATAACTGAGATTGTTGCATTTCAGCAACCATTTGATTTGCTAATTGTTGAGCTAACTGCTGAACGTTATCAGAAATTGTAGCTTGTGCTTGTGTAGCTTGAGTTACTGAGTTAGCAACAGCTGCAGATGCTTGTTGTATATTTGCAGTAGAAATTGGTGTAATAGTAGTAGATCTACCAGTGCCACTACGGGGAACGCCTCCAATTCTTGGCTGAGATTTTAAATTTTTATAATTCATATTTTAACCTATTACAATGTTGCAGTTGTTGCTTTTTTAACAGTTATGTTTATAGTTACGCTACCTCCTGTTTCATTACCAATTACAGTAACCGTAGCTTGTTTATCTTCAATAAGTTGTGTCTTAGCAACAATGCGGAATTCATATCCAGAAACAGCCACACTTTGTGCATCTTCATTATCTCCAATGAAACGAGGTGTAGTTGGAAGTACTGAATTTTGTAATGCTCTTGTAACTTGAATATCTGCTACTGTTGAATCCGATAATATTGCTGTATAACCTAAAGTTGCATTACCACCTTTAAAGTTACTTGTATTTGGAGCAATAATTGCATTATCACCAGGTGCTGCTAATGTTATACTAGTATTACCAACTGCTATTACTGGAATATTAGTTGATTGTTTAGGAAGTGTAATCAATTTATACTTCAATGCTTGTGTTTCATCTGGTATTGCTTCGGTAATTGGCATATTTTCTATGATTGTTCCATAATAATCTGTTCCAAGCGGATGATCTGGATTCCATAATGAGTAATCAACTTCATCGTCGCCTAATGCAAATTGTGTTATATTAAATGCATTACCACCTTTAGCTAATAATTCGCGACCTTTTAATGTAAGTATCGCATCAATTGTTACGCTAGAATTATCTAAGTATCCCATATCGTTTTAACCTTATTTCATATAAATATATTTGTTACTAATTTTATGCTAATCTAAAACTTCCTTGTTCACCTGCAGTTTGATATATCAATTGATTTGGATTAGAAGTTCTCCATTCTGCAACCGGGCCTCCGTCAACCGTATCTCGTGAATTTATATTAAATCCAGGAGCTGACATTTTAGTCCCAGAATAACGTTGATTGTCAATACCGGTTGGTAAATAATCACTTACTTGTGCCGGTGCATAACTTGATGTCCCGGAAATTATGAATTCATTAAGTTTAAATTCGGAAAATATGCTACTAGTTATAGCAGGACATAAACCTTCACTTCGCCAATATGGAGTTGATGCTGTAATGTAGGTACTTCCAGATCTAATTAAGTATTCATATGAATATGTTGTTCCATCATATTTTTTAGCTTGAGATGCCGTTAAATACATTTGCCATTGGTCATCATCTTGTGCGGTAATTTCTAAAATACGACCATCAATATTACCGGTCCATTGCAAGTAATCACCAGATCCAGAAATTGTAGTTTCAGTAATTGTAGTTGTATAAGAAACATCTTGACGTGAAATAGGAGGTAAAATAGTTTGTTTGTTTCGTTCTAATATGTTTGGTTGTATGAGAACTCCGGTTAATTTGTTAACCCTAGCCGGCAAAACTTGTTCCAATTGTTTGAAAAATGATAAATCAAACAATGTAAACATTTTTATATATGCATTAATATCGTTACGAGTTTCATATTTTTTCCAATATGATTGTGCAATGCGAATTAATTCTGGATATTCTGATTCAGATTTTTCTCCCGGATCTCCGATATAATCATCTAAATTAACAAATCCTAATTGCGCAATGATATCTTCATCAATCATTGTCTCCGGAGAAAAATATACACCTAATTTCTTGCTGTCTAATGGTGCTTTATCAAATTGACTGCGTTCAGCTCGTGTTTTAACATCAAGTGATCCAACCAATTCATTTGATTCAATACGTATTTTGTTATCATCAAATGTTCCAGCGCCTAATGAAATGGCATCATAATAATATGTTTCTTCAATTGAATCATATGGTATTGCATTTGTCCATGCCGTAAATGATGCA